TGGACCTTTAATAGAGAGCCTCACTATGAGTTTGTACCCGATACAAATGATGAGATACCTATAGCTAATAATATACTACAAATAAAGCTATCTGAAACTGGTACTAATGCACAGTATGATGGGGTTAGAAGAGATGGTAAATTATATGATAGACTTCATCACAGATATACTTGGCCCGATCATAGTAAAGTAGAGTGCGATGTGATATGGGAATTCGATTGGGTAGATATACCTGAACCTATACAGAACTTCATTGTAGCTAGAGCTGCTAGCATTACATCTCAAAGAATTGTAGGTGATGGTAATCAGTATGATATATTATCTCAACAAGAAGCTTATGCCAGATCAACTGCCTTAGAATATGAAACCTCACAAGGTGAGTATACAATCTTCGGACACCCATACGATAAATCTAACTACTACGCTAGTTACAAACCGTTCCAAGCACTTCAAAGATAATGCCAGCAATTAGCCAACGTATTGATAATTATCTTGGTGGAGTATCTAGACAATCAGATGATAAGAAACTACCAGGTCAAGTTAAGGAGTGCCTAAATGGTTATCCAGACCCTACGTTTGGACTTACTAAACGCCCTGGTTTCAAGTGGATTAAGAATCTAGGTACTGGTACCACATATGATAATTCAAGATGGTTCTACATAGCTAGAACTAAAGATGAAAGATACATAGGATGCATCACACCAAAACCTAATAGTGGTTATGGTGATATAGATATATGGAATGTAGATGGTACACCATGTACTGTTCATTTCGATGCTCTACCATGGGCTGCTAGCACAGCTTATAAAGTAGGAGATAGAGTAATTAATGACAGTGGTAAAATGTACCAGTGTGATACAGAAGGTACTTCAGCAGGTTCTGGAGGACCAACTGGTACTGGATCTAATATAAGTGATGGTACAACTCAATGGGATTATGTCTCAGGTTTAGTAGCACAATCTTATTTATCAGGTTCACGTCTTAATTACGAAGTATTAACTGTACAAGATACATCTATTATAACAAATAACTTAGTTACTGTTGCTAAGCAAGCTGACCCTACTTTCCTTGCAAATAGGAAAGCCACAGTTGTATTAAGTGGTTCTCCTATGAACAACGTCTATACCATAGTAATAGATAATAATACATTAACACATACTAGTAATGCTAGTGGTACTTATGATTCTATTTTAACTGCATTTGAGAACGCAATAGATGCTTTAAATATATCCGGACTTTCTACAGATAAATACAGAGAATCATTACAATTTACAGATGATAACTCTACTATATCTATCTCTGCTACTGGTGGTCAAGCAGGCGACTCTATGTATGTCTTCTTAGACCAGGTAGATAATGTAACACAATTACCAGAGCAGACTTTCCATGGTCATCTTGTGAAAGTTATAAATACTAACTCTGCTGAAGATACATATTGGGCAAAATTTGTAGCAGATAATGGTACATCTGGAGCAGGTTATTGGTCGGAAGGTTTAGACCCAGCACTATCGCCTGGGCTAGATGCAAGTACTATGCCTCATGAACTAGTTAATACAGAGACTAATGTATTTGTATTTAGACAAGTTATTTGGACAGAGAGAGGTGTAGGTGATGATAAGACTAATTCACACCCTAGTTTTGTTGGGAAAAAAATTCAGTCAGGATTCTTTTATGGTAATAGATTAGGATTCCTAGCAGATGACAATATATCAATGAGTCAATCTCAGGAGTTCTTTAACTTTTATCATACATCTGCACAAACAGTTACAGATGCTGATCCTATAGATTTGATTGCTTCTACAATTAAACCAGCAACCTTACATTCAGTATTACCTACTACACAGGGTTTACTATTGTTCAGTAAAGATCAGCAGTTTTTGTTATCTTCTGCTGATGGGGTGCTTACTCCAACAACTACAAACGTACGTGCTATATCAAACTATGATATGGATACGGATATAAACCCTGTTGACATGGGTGGTATCATTAAGTTCTTAAGTAAGACACCTAGTTATACACGTACCTTTGGTATGCAAACCTTTGGTCAAGATGAAAACCCTAAGATTTTAGATATTGGTAGAGTTGTTAATGAGTGGGTACCTGATTCTGTAGACACATTAATTGCTAGTCCTCAGAATAAGTTCATAGCAATGTCAGATCAAACTTCTAGATTTATATATTTCTATAGAACTTATCATGATGGTAAAGAGACACTTCTTGAGGCTTGGTTTAACTGGCAGTTGCCAGGAACTGTACAGACAATTGCTGTTGACTCAGATGATTTCTTTGCAGTTACTAAACAAGGTAGTCAGTTTACTTTATCTCAGTCTAGTTTAAGTCAAAGCCCTGCTGATGCTATTATCGTTAATAATGATGGACAGAAAATTAACCCTTGCATAGATTTATATACAACAGCTAGTAATGTAGCAGGTAATAATAAAGTAGATTATGATGCTACTAATGATTTCTCTAAAGTATTCATACCTTGGGCTAATGTAGCAGATTTAACACCTATTATTATTATTAAAGGTACTACAGCTACAGGACAGTTCATTGAATCTGGTTTCACTACTACACCTACTGTAGTTACTAATGATGGTGATCCATACTTCAAGGTACTTAGAAAGGATTTAACTAGTGTAGAAGATGATGTAATCGTTGGTTGGAAATATGACTACGATATAACTTTACCTAAGACATACTTCAGACCGGATGAAAAGCAGAAGCTAACAGATTTTACAGCTAATCTAACTGTAAATAGAATGAAGTTTGCACTTGGTTTATCTGGTGTATGTGGATTTAAATTAAAATCTACAGGTGTCAGACAAGGTGAAGTTGTCAGACAAGGGGATGGTGTAACTACAATATTCTCTTGGATTGATGAAGATTTTAATTATGTAGATAACGATCAGATTAAAGTTAAAATAAATGGTATAGAATCTACTGCATTTACTGTATCAGGTGATAAACAAATTACATTAACTAATGCAGCTACTGAAACTAAAACTTTAACTGGTAATAATAGTACTAAAATTTTTGACCTAACTTTTACACCTAGAGATCCTACTAAAATTAAAGTTAAATTTAAAATTAGTGGAGATTGGGTTTTACAAGATTCCACAGGTTACACTTTAAATAATAATTACATCCATTTCACTACAGCACCACCTAATGCAAGTAATAACATTCTGGTATACAGTGCTGATGATATACTTATATATCTAGATGAATGGTATAATATAGTACCAACAGCTATGTCAAATACTTACTTAGGTAATGATATCGCACTTAGTAATCAGTCAGTTGTACAGATACCAATACATCAAAGATCAGATAATTTCCAACTTAGAATATTTAATGACTCACCATTCCCTGTGTCTTTAAACTCTATGATGTGGGAAGGTCATTACTCACCAAGATTCTATAGGAGGAGATAAATATGGCAGCAGCTATTGTCGGTGGTATAGGTATTGCCACCAATGTCGGTTTATCTATCTGGGGTGGTAACAAACAAGCCGCAGCAGCTAGAGCACAAGCCGAGGCTCAGAACAAAGCCACAATGGCTAGGTACCAATACGACCATCAGATGTGGGGCATGAAGAAGCGACAGCTTCAAGCCGAACGCATGGAAGCCGTAGAAGGTATCATGGTTAATGCCCGTAATGAGGGCAAAATTAAAGCATATAAAGATGCAGCAGCCCTGGATCAATATGACTATGCTTTAAAAATAAGACATGCTCAACAAGCATCAAACGAAGCAGCATTCGATCGTTCTGAAAAAATCTATACTGAACAGTCTAGTCTGAATGAAATGTCAGCTAAGGGTGCGATGGATAGTAACATCATCAAACAGCAAGAAAGCTATGATGAGATGATGTTTGATAGGAATGATGCTTATATAGAAATGCTTCAAATGGAAGGTAAGCTTAGAGCTAGATCATCTTCTGGTAGGAGTGCAGCTAAAGGTGTACAATCAACATTAGCAGACTACGGTAGGCAGATTGAAATGTTGAATGCATCATTAGATAGCACAGGTCGTAATACTAGAGGTGTATTAGAGGAGATACTAAGGGATAAATCATCTGCTGATTTAAGTGCTTATGCACAGAAGATGTTAGAACCTGGTACCTTACCTATGCCTATTAAACCTAGACCTCTTCCAGTTGCTGAACTACATTTACCAAGAGTACTACAAGAATATGACTTCGGACCACAACCTGTTATGGGTGCTATGGCATCACCAGGTGCTGCAGCTAGCATGGTATGGGGTCAGACAATGACAAGTATAGGTGGTGCTATAGGTGGTGGATTGACTAATATTGCTGGTTCACTACCTATGGCAGGTAGTTCAGGAGCCTGGATTGATGGTGGTTAACTAAATTAAACTATGGCAAAAAGAAAATTCCGGAGCTCCGCCCAAGGACGGGGCTTTAAACAACTAGGATCTGGCCTACGGGCATCAGAAGATCGTATACAGGAACAACGTAAAAGGGAAATTGATTCTCTCAAACTCTCTGCCTTACAACGAAAAGAAGATGACCAGAATTACATTTCTGGTATGGAAAGAGCTTTTGGAGTGGAAGGAGAATGGAGAAAAGAAAAAGTTAAACTAGAAGATAAAGTTAGGGTTCACAAGTATGAAGCTCTAAAGAAATTAGCTGAAACTGATGTCAGAAGACTAGAAGATGAAGCTAGGATGAAGCAGAAGGAGGTTGATTACTGGAAAGAACTAACACCAAAGATGGCTAAAGCTGCTCAATCAGCTGTTACAGGTATCTGGAAATTCCAAGATACTGTAAGAGGTATTGGTGAGTTTAATGCTTTAGAAGAAGCTGGATACTTAGATGGTCTTATTGATAAAGCAGAGAATGCAGATGTTAATGCTCTATTAAAACCTGTAACTAAAGATCAAGCTAAACTGATTCAAGAAGGTAAGTATGATGAAGTCGTAGCTCTATCAGGTAAATTAAAAATAAGAACTAGCCATGGTGCTCGTTTACTTTTAGGTTATTTAAAGGATAATAAGAGTAAATTATTAGGGGAAGTAGAAGCTGTTATTGCAGATAGGATGGGTGAAACCCTGAATGAAGCTAATGCTCTTGGGTATACTGAATTCTATATACATAAAGTACTACAACAAAGTGGCATCCCTGCTACCAGTAAATATGGTAGAGAGATAGTTCGTTTATACAAAGGTGAGGCTATAAATTTTGTATCAGGTAAAAGAGATTCCAGAAAATATGAGGAACACCAAATACTGATACAAGAAAAAGGAAAGAATTTATTAAATACACCAGCATCTGATCTTAAGTTTCAATCAGAATTCCACGATTATGTAAATCTAATCAGGTCATCTTATCATAAAGATGGTACTAAAATACTAAAACCACATGAGCATAACTTAACAACAGCTGATGCTTATCTGATTGGTATGAAGAGTTTAATAGATATAGGTATCACTAAAATTAATGGTGAGAATCATTTAAATGAAATACTAGCAACTCTAAGTCAACCAACTGAAGGTAATGAGAAATCAATACCACTTTCTGAGAAACTACCAAAACAGACTAATCAGATAATACAATATTATAGGACTGAATTTGAGAAGAGGAGAAAGAATCAAGTAACTAAAATAGATGTAGACAGTGCTCAAGCAGTAGAAGATACTAAGAATATACTAGCTCAAAAACCTTGGTTATATGAAACTGATGGTGAAACTGGTGCTGTCTTAAGAGGTGAAGATAATCAACCTATTAAACTTGAGAATCCTATACCAATTGAACAGTATAAATTTAGTCTTATAAGAAAAACTGCAGAAAGAACTGATATAAATGATCAAGCTAAAAAGGATATATACGAACATTTAGGTTTACTTAATCTGGATGCTTCGACTGATGATAAGTATATCCTTGCAAGAGGTCTATACGAGAATGGTCAGTTTTCTAAAGCTACTGCTGTTATTAACGGTGCTACTGCAACTGAACAGAAGATATTAAGGCCACTATTTAACGAGCTTTCAATTCTAGATAAAGCTATATCACCATACCAGAAAGGCAATGAAATTCTAACTGGCGATAAAGCTTTAAGAACTAGAACAAATGTAAAGTTCCAGAAAGAAGAAGGTGGTAACTTTGGTTATGGTAGGACATTACATGCATCAGCTTCTGGTGCTATGTTTGAATTTAACAGTGCAGTAAGACAAAAAACTATAGAACTTTCTAGAAAACCTGAATATAAAGATAATCCACAGGGTGCTTATGAAGCAGCTTGGGATTTAGTTAATACAGAATATGATGCAGGAGCTGATGGTGAAACAGGTAGATGGACTAGAACAACAGCTGATATGCCAGGTGGTGGTAAGCAGATAATTTATAATAACTGGCAGGTTACAGCTGATGAGAACGAAGTACAGAGAATCCAAAAGTTATTTACTTTAGATCTTACAGGAGAACTGAAACAAGTAGCTGGTGTAAAAACCCAACCTTTCAGTACTATTGATGCTAATAATATTTTAACTAATAATCTATTCAGTTCTGGTAATAATGAAGAAGAAAGTGATCGGCAATTCTTAATGCATCCTAGAACTGTTTCTAATGATAGAGTAACAGCAGATGCTCAGATAGCTTATCAACATAGCTTACCAGATGGTGAACGTAAACCTTTCCAAATACCTCAAACAATTATAGAGTATTCTAGATTAAGAAAGAAGAATCCTCTAGTGGTATATAATTCTATTCTTAGAGCCAAATCAGCTATGACTGGTGTAGATCCTAAGATAGGATTACCTTCAACAAGTCAAGATGTTTGTATAGATATCTTAAATATGGGTTCTTTTGTCCATGATAGAAATGAAGGTGCAGTATGGGCATATAAAGCATGTCAAGCACAAGGTGTTAACCCTATGAGTTTTAATACTGAAGATGCTATAAATGGTTTAAGTACTGCTGATGCTTTTATACAAAGATTAGAGACAGATTTTACTCCTAAAAGTTTCATTGAAAATGGAGGTTTATTTAAAACACCTGTAAATTGGTCTACAATGGAAAAATTAGGATTAGGATTCTATTGGGATGCTGATAGTTTTAAAGCTGCTCAAAAGGAGCTAGAACTAAGAAGGAAAGAAAAGAGAAGAAGTGATTTCATAGATAGCAGGATACCAATACCTGATGATCCAACACAACCAAGACTACAAATAAAGGGTGTATAATATGGAAAAAGAAGAAGAACAACTGCTATCTCAAGCAGTAATACCACCAGACTTAGATCCTCTAGACTATATAAATTCACACCCTGAAGGAAACATAGATGAAAGTGGTACTGTCGGCCCTGATAGCTCTGAAGTCGTACAACCTGAAGTTGTAGAACCTCCTACTAGAGGTACTTACGCTGCTCCCTTTCAAAGTAGGATTGGTAATAGTACAGTAGATCTTACCAATGAAGTGAATCAAAAACAGATGAAATCTGAATATGATGAATGGTGGAACTTTGGTAAGAAGCGTGGATTCTTAGGTGTGCCTTATATATCTGATGAATTCAAAGGTGAACGTGATAAACTAAAGGATGCATGGTATCGTAAATATCATGGTATGAGTTTAGAAGAGTTTGAAGCAGCAAGAACTGAAGATATAAGAAAGAATGGAGGCTTCTATCCAGGTGCTAATAATCCATTAGAGACCATGAAGCAGAACTTTGAAGGTTTATCAGTACCAGGATTAGCTTATGCTGATTTCGCTATGGACGCACTAGGTACTGTAGTACCAGGTATGGATAAAGTAGATGATAGATGGGATGAAGCTACGAAGTTAGATAATGAGTTATTCCAAACTACTAGACAAGTACTTTCTGTTGTATTACCTGCTATCCATGCTGGACAGATGACTTCTGCAGGTTTAAGATCTTATGGCGTTGGTCAATTCCCACTTGTTCAAAAATGGCTTACTAGGATAGGAGCTTATGGATTAGCTGATGGTCTTGTAACAGTACTTAGTGATACAAGTGAGGATCATAACGCAGCATATACAGTATCTAATTTAGTACCAGGTATGTTTGGTCCTAAAGGATTCATGCCTATACCAGAATCATGGAAGACTAAAGAATCTCAGAGCCCAGCAGCTCGTAAGATGATGAACTTCTATGAAAATACTGCTCTTAGTACAGTAGGTACTATTCTTGGTGCATTTATAGATGCTAAATCTGCTATTAAAAAATCAACGGATTTCATTGAACCTATTGATGAATCAGCTGCTAAATATAAACGTGTTGAAACTCTTAAAGAATCAGAACCTGATCTCCTCATAGAACTACAAGATCTTAATACAAAATTATCTTCTGGAACTCTTAATAGACAAGTTGAGAACCAATTAGTTAATAGAGTATTAGAGATAGAAGATCAATTAGGTATAGGAACAGGTGTAGAAGGTGCAGTTAGAAGAAAGGAATTAGGATTTAATGTAGAGGCTGATGCAGCTGCAAGACGTAAGGTACAAGATCCTAACTTCGATCCATCTGAATTAGATCCTGACATAACACCTGGTCTTGTTGATCCAGCTAGTTCTGCTAGATCAGTACCTCCTCCTGCTAATGTAGCTAGGAATATAGCTGATACAACTGCTATTAAAAATGGTACTTCTGTAGGTGACCCAGCTCCTATCATAACAGAAGCTATGAGAGAGAAAGGTCTCATGGTAGGGAATAAATCCCGTGATGCTGTTATGGGTGTAGCTGAAGAAACTAGAGATATAGGTAGATTTAATGCTGTTGTAGATGGTATCAGATATACCTCTAAACAGATGAACGCTGCAGCATGGGATATATACACAAGTATTATAGCTGCTGATAATATAGATGATGTAAGAGCTTTATTCTTTGAAAATAGAGATGTTAAGAATTTCTTACTTGGTAGGTTCCAGGTAGAGAGTATAAACGAAGAACAAGCAAGAGCCGCTGCATTCGCTCTAAGAGACCTTACTGATAGATTCCTTGGAAGAGAGGTTACAGAAGCATCTGCGAGGGTTATGGACACGTTAGGTAGAGAATCTGCTACACTAGCTGAGACTATACAAAAAGGTGGTCCTTATGTAGATGATGATAGAGTTATGGATCTCATTATTGATAAGATGCAATTCTTATTAGATGAGTATGCACTTAATAAATATCTATCTGGTTGGAGTTTAAGGAATAAGAACTGGTTTGATCAAGTACCTCCTAAAGATTTCGATGATGTAGTAGAGCAATTAACTCAAGAATTTACTAATGCAGAGAATGCTATACATGCTAGAAACTTAAGATTCACTGAAACTCTGAAAGAAATTAAACATACTAAACCACATTTCTTACGTCCACTAGTCGATGCTTATGCACATACCAATGGTAATGTAGATACTTTAGCTAAGTTAAATGAATATGCTAAAGGGCAAATATCCCCATGGTCTATGCTTAAGAGCCCTGATCCTAAACAGATGAGTCTCTTTGCTAAGGCTACATGGAGTATTGTGATGAACAATGTTCTTAGTGGTTTATCTGCAATCAGAGCTACCTTTGGTAACGCTTATAACTTAACTGTTAAGCCTATTACACAGATACTAGGACATGGTATTTGGGGTTCAACTGATGGTTTTGAAGGTGTAAAGCGTACAATGTATGCTAATGGTGCTATATTTGAGACTAATAGAAGAGCTTTAGATGATGCCTTAACGATGATGAAGAAAGCTCATAAAGATCCTGAAATGATGATGAAAGCCTACCGTAAGGACTTCCAAATGCAGTCCACTAAAGAGTGGGAAATCATGGATGAGATGAGAGCTGCTAAAGAAATAGAAGGTGACTTTGGTTATGTACTTCAACATGATCTAGTCAGTGGTATGAGAGATCTTGGTAAGCATCCAGCCATGAGATATGGTATGACTGGACTGGTATTCCCTGATGCCTATGCTTCTACTATGTTGGCTCATTATCTAGCTAGAGTAAGAGCATATGATGATGTAGTTAGTGAGCTTGGTTATTTTAAAAGATCTAATGTTCTTGTAGCTGAGGCAAAACACTACAGGAATATGTTTGATGCTAATGGTCTTATTAAAGATGATGTACTTAGAGCAATAGCTGGTGAGGTTCAACTTAACTTAGATGATGGACTTGCTACCTGGTTAAATAAAGGTACTACAGCTTATCCTATAACTAAGTTCTTAATGATGTTCCCTAGAACAGCTAGTAATGCTGTTAAGATGGCATCTTCTTGGACTCCATTTTCATTAATACCTGGTTTTAATAAGTATAGTAAAACTATATATGCCAGAACTGATGATCAGATTGCTAAAGTATTAGCTGAACATGGCATTGATATGGCTACTACACCTAATGCTAGGGTTATCTTTGAAAACCTAAGAGCTGAGTATACTGGTAGACTAGCATTTAGTACCTTACTAACTGGTACTTTATGGCAGTATGCGATGGCAGGTAACATCAGAGGTAGTGGTCACTATAATGCATCACGTAGAAATAAAGAAAGAGATATGTTTGGTTATCAACCTTGGACTGTTAATATAGGTGGTAAGTGGGTTGAATATCCAGAACAATTAAGACCTATATTAGGACCATTAGGTGATATGGCTTATTATGCTAGTGATTTGAATGAGCATATATTAGCTAATTGGCAAGCTAAAATAGCTTGGAGTCTAAGTGCTACATTCTTAAACAATTCACCACTTCAAGGATTTGAGCCACTTATAGCTATAACTAATGGTGATCTTAGTGGTTGGAATAGAATGATAGCTAATACTACAAGAGCTACACTACCTTTAAGTGGTGGTGCTGGTGTCTTAGCTAATGCTATCTCTAGTTCCCAGAAAGACTTACAAGGTGAAATACATGAATATCTAGCAAATAGATTACCAGGATTCAACCATGTCTTACCAGAACAGATTGATATATTTACAGGAACACCACTTAATGATATTAATCAACCATTCTTAAGGATGTTGAATGCTCTGAGTCCTGTTAAGATTAGTGGTACATCTGAACCTTGGAGAATATGGCTACAAGAAATTCAATGGGATGGCCTAAGTAGACTTCGTAGAGACTCAACAGGAGCTTATGAATATTCTCCTAAAGAAAGAGAACTTATTTATAAGTATATAGGTGAACAGCAGATCTATAAAAAGATTGAGAAGTTAATGAAGTCTAAGAGGTATAATGCTGAAATTAAAGCACTACGTAATCATAGAAAACAGAATCATGACCTAGAAAGTGAGCAATTAGAGATTGATAAAAAGAAGCTACCTGTTTATTCAGAAATCAATAGGATTGTTAAAGAAGCTCAAATTATAGCTGAACAAAGACTATTGAAAGAGCAGCCCGCAATTGCTGATACAATCAGAATGCAACAAGTTATTAACTTTGAAATGCAGAAAGGTAATGTACAAAAAGCTGGTGAATTACAGAAAAAAGAATTAGATAAAAAGAATCTTTTACAGTACAATAACAATTAACATAAATGGCTGTTACAGAACAATCGTATGCGGGTGATGGTTCTCAAACCAATTACCCATTCACATTTCCATATTTAAAGAGTACTGATATCCAAGTTCAACTGGATCAAACAAGTACTACGAATTGGTCTTTGGCCAATGCGACGACAATTCAATTCACCGCACCGAGTGGAGGGGCCACTACCACACAAGAAGCTGGAGGTGCCCCCAAATCTGGTGTAGCAATAAAAATACTAAGAGACACGAATGTTGACAACCTGACAGCCACCTTTTATGCAGGCTCAGCTATAAAATCAGAAGATCTGAACGATAACTATACACAAAACTTATATAAGACACAAGAGATAGGTAATAGATCCTTCCAGAATACTGGTACTTCTACCATGATAGGCCATCTTCAGATGGGTGAAGATACTACTATTAAATTTGAAGGAGCCACCGACAACGCTCATGAAACTACTCTTACTGTTGTTGACCCTACAGCTGATCGCACTATCACCCTACCTAATGTTACAGGTACGGTAGTAACGACAGGTGATACAGGAACAGTTGCCCATGCTATGTTAGCAGGCGACGCTGTAGATGGAGATAATATAGCTGATAATTCTGTCAACTCTGAGCATTATGTTGATGGTAGTATCGATAGAGTACACCTAGAAGCTGATATTATAGATGGTACAAAATTAGCAGATAATGCTGTCAATACTGAACATATAACAACTGGTGCTGTTGATAGTTCTAAAATAGCAGATGGGACTATTGTTAATGCCGATGTTAGTGCAAATGCAGGTATTGCATATACTAAACTAGATGTATGTCCACAGCATAAAATACTAGTAGGTAATGCTTCAGAAACACCTACACCTGTTACTATGTCAGGTGATGCTACCATAACAAGCACAGGTGAGATAACTATAGCTAATGATGCTGTAGAACAGTCTATGATAGCTAATGACGCAGTAGGTGCAGATCAACTTGCAGCTGATGCTGTAGTTAATGCTTCTGTAGCTGCAGGGGCAGCAATTGCTCATAATAAATTAGCAAACGTAACGGATGGACAGATACTTGTAGGTAATGGTTCTAACGTACCTACTGCAGTAGCAGTTTCAGGTGATGTAACCTTAGCAAACACAGGTGCTGTAACTATAGCTAATACTGCTGTAGAAGAAGGTATGTTAGCATCTGGTGCTGTAACAGAAACTAAGATAGGAAATGACCAAGTTACAGCAGATAAACTAGCAGATCATGCTAGTACTGATTCAAGTAGAGCTGTAACAACAGATCACATCAGAGATAATGCAATTACAATTGCTAAGATTGGATGTGAAGAAACTACTCTTACTGTTAATAGTGATGTCAAATTACCTACATCTAAGGCAGTAGCAGATCATGTAAGTAGTGTTGTCAATGCGCTTGGTGGTTTCGTTGCAATTAATGGACCTACTAACTTCCCTGCTACACAACCATCTCAAGGTGTAGTTGTCAGTATTAAAGATGTTGGTTCAGGATTTACGACCAGTTCTAATGAAATAACCATCACAAATGGAGCTGGTACAAATAAGAATGTAAAGATTACAGACTTTCCTTCTGAATATGCAGCAGCAACATTAGTAGATGACACTGGTCTACAGGTCACTTCAGATATTAATAACAGTACAAGTGGAACACCTGCTGTTCATGTCTATAAATATCACAAGCAGTTAGCCAAAGAAAGTGATGTTAAAGCACTAAGTGATGACATCAATAATTTCAATGAAAGATATAGAACAGCTGCTAATAGAACTGCAGATAACTCTGACACTAACCATGATGGAGATCTCTTCTACGATCAATCTGCTAATAAGATGTATGTCTATGATGGGGCATATAACTCAGGTGGTAGTTGGAAAGAGGTAACATCAACAGGTCAGTTTAAGATACTGACTATGGTTACTAAAGATGCTACATCTGGTTTAACCTTAAATGGACCAGCAGATGGTGGTACTGATATAGTAGAGTTTGATTTAAGAGATGGTAGTAATGCTGCTTCCGTAACTCAAGCTGCTCAATTATTGATTAGTATTAATGGTGTAATTCAGAAAGCTAATTCAGGTACTACTATTAGCGGATCTGATGAAGGATTCTGTTTAGTAGATAGTAATACTATTAAGTTTGCTACAGCTCCTAATAATGGAGATAGTATATTTGTACACCAATCAGGTTCAGCAGTAACTCTTAGTGTACCAGCTGATGGGTCAATTACAGAGGCTATGCTTAACGCTAATGCTCCTACAAATGACCATGTACTAACAGCTGATTCTTCTGCTGCAAGTGGGTTTAAATGGGCTGCAACAGCAGCTGGAGTAGGCGGTGCCTCAGGAGCTGACTTCAATGACGATGTTAAACTACGCTTTGGTCATGATGACGGAGGAAGTGGTGGAGATGTCGATAGCATACAAGGTCAACTTTGGTGGGATGAAACTAATAATTATTTCAACCTTGGATTAAACACAGGCTCTACTCATAAAATAGATATCAGTGCTCAGACAGTTGAGATAAGAGGTGTAAATAGAAGTTCTAATATGGCGATCTTCCGTGCAACAGCAGGGCAAGATTTATTCTACAGTACAAGTAAGAAGTTTGAAACCACTAATACGGGAGTTACCATAACTGGTGATTTAGATCCTGCGGCTGATAGTTCACATGATCTTGGAACTAGTGCTGTTAGATGGCAGAATGGTTACTTTGATACCTTGTACGGTGATGGCTCAAACTTAACAGGTGTAGCTTCAGCTACTGCAGATGGTTGTATGTATGAGAATGATCAAACTATTAGTAATGCATACACAATAGCAGCTAATAAAGGAGCACATAGTGTTGGACCTGTAACTGTTGGTAACACTGTAACAATTTCAAATAACGCAAGATGGGTGATTAGCTAATGGCAATTACAATTGATGGAACTGCGAATACCATTACAAATCTCGCAGCTGGTGGACTACCAGATAACTCAGTAGATAACGGCACGATGGCAGATGATGCTATTGGAGTAGCTGAATTATCTGCTACAGGTACAGCAAGTTCAAGTACATTCCTACGTGGAGATAATGCTTGGGCTGCTCCTCCTTCAGGTTTAACTGTAGAAAGTACTGAGGAGAATACTTATGGTGGAACAAATGCTGGTGAAGATATAACTTCAGCAACTAGAAGTACTCTAATAGGATTTGATGCTGGTAAAAATATAACTGAAGGCGGTATGAATACTGCTATTGGACGTAATTCTTTAGCAACAATAACCACTGGCGCAAAATGTACAGCTATTGGTAATGGAGCTTTAGCTACCACTACTGTTGGAGAGCAAGTAGCTGTAGGTCACGATGCTTTATATAATCAATCTAGTGGTGATGGAAAAAATACTGCTATAGGTTTTAACGCAGGTAATGCAGCAACTACAGCAAAAGAAAATATTTATATTGGATATCATGCTGGTAAAAGCACAGGTGGTGCTGATACTGGATATAGAAACGTAGCTATTGGTTATTATGCTCAAGGTGGTGGAACCACTGTATCAGGTAATCATAATGTTGGCTGCGGTAACGGTACTTGGGAAGATTTAACTACAGGTAATGGGAATACTGCATTTGGAAGTGCTGCAGGTTCTGAAGTTAGCACCGGTGATTATAATGTTCTAATTGGTCATTTAGCAGGTGTAGGAGGATCTCCATCCGGTAATGTCAATACTCACGATGGAATTGTCTGTCTTGGAGATAATAATATTAGTAATTTCTATTGTGCTGATACATCTATCTCATCATCTGACGAAAGGGATAAAGCTGATATTACAGATTTCACTGCTGGTTTAGGATGGATTAAAGCTTTAAGACCTGTTACCTATCGTTGGGATAAAAGAGACTGGTATTACACAGAAAGCGATTCTGGAACTGGAAAGATAACTAGAACTGCTATAACAAAAGATGGTTCTAAAAAGAAAAATAAACAACATGTAGGTTTTGTTGCACAGGAAGTATTAGCAGTTGAACAAGCTAATGGATTCGCAGCAAATAAAGATAATATGTTAACTGTTCATCTTAATGAAGATGATACAGCATATGGAATGAAATACGAACGTCTTGTCCCTATTCTTGTGAATGCAATTAAAGAACTTTCTACTGAGGTTGATACATTGAAAACTAAAGTAGCAGCACTGGAGGCAGGTTAGTGGCAGAAATTAAAATTAAAACACCTGACGGTAATAATCACGTCAGTTTAACTACAGCAAATGCTAGTGGTAATGCAACAGTAACACTACCTAAAGCTAGTATAGATTTCTCTAGTGCAGGTACTGATGGTCAGTTCTTGAAAACAGATGGTGCAGGAACACTAAGCTTTGCTACTGTTACAAGTGGAGCAACAATTAATAATGCTACAGCAAACGAATTAGTTACAGTTGCTTCAACTACAACTCAATTAGATGCTGAATCTAAACTAACCTTCGACGGTACTAACTTATTTATAGGTGGAGGTGGTGGTAGATCTACTGCTGGTAACTCTCATAAGTTCATAATTGAAGATACTGGAGCAGCTCCTAGTACTGCTATGGCAGTTATTTCTAACACTAATGGTGCTGATGGTCCTGCAATACGTCTCGGTAAAACTAGAGCAACAAGTTTAGGTGGTAATACTGCAACTAATACAGATGATAACCTAGGACAACTTGAGTGGCTTGGTAATGATGGTTCTTCTTTAAGATGTGCAGGCCGTCTTCGAGTTAAACAAGAATCAGATACAGATACTAATAGTGTTCCAGGTTACATGCAGTTCATGGTAACTGGTGATGGCGAGACTAACCCTTACGAACACATGAGGCTTAGGGCTGGTCCTACTGGTACTGACGGAAGGCTTATAATAGCTCCTCCAATCACTCAAAATGGATCAGCTACAGATGGTTTAAATCAAGGTGAGATAAACTTATCAAACTGGAATATAAACCAAGATGATCGTTATGCCAGAATCTATTCTTATAACTCTGGTAATAACTATACTATTGGAGTTAAATTCCAAAGTGGTAAGACTGGAACAACATGGATGAATATAAAAGGTAATGCTGAAATTGATGGTAACTTTAATGATACATCAGATATAGCATTAAAAGAAAATGTTGTTGCTTTAAGCTCTACTTGGAACGCTGTTAAACAATTAAAGCCTTGTACTTTTGATTGGAAACCTCAGACAGATGTCAAAGATTCTAGTAAAGTAATCGTAGATGGTTGGTCTAGTGTAGGTTTTATAGCACAAGAAGTAGAATCAGTAATACCTCTTCTAGTATCTGGAGAAGATGGTTCGAAAAGTATTAACACTATTGGACTTGTTTCCCAATTAACAAAAGCCCTACAAGAAGCTATGACAAAGATTGAAACACTCGAAACTAAAGTAGCAGCATTGGAGGCAGGTTAATGAGTATATTAAAAGTAGATAAGCTCCATAGTGAAAGTGGGGCTAACTCTAATATTGAATTAGATGATTCCAGAAATGCTACATGTAAAGGGAATCTTACAACAGATGGAAATTTAGCTGTTACTGGTACTTCAACATTTACTGGTACAGTAACACTTCCATCGGGTACAACTAGTGATACTCTTTCGTTTCGTAATGTTATAATTAACGGTGCGATGCAAGTATCTCAAAGAGGTACTTCAGAAACAGGGATATCATCAGCAGGTGCTTTCAGAAAAGCTCCTGATAGGTTTAAGTTTAGTGTAGATGATGGTACATGGACTGCCTCACAAGATAGTTCTGGACCTCCTGGTTTTGCTAATTCTTATAAAGTTGATTGCACAACTGCTGACACATCTATTGCAGCAGGTAATGAAGTTAAATTAGATACTAAAATAGAAGGTCAAGACTTACAACATTTCTGTAAAGGTACTTCTAGTGCAAAGAAATTCTGTTTACAATTCTGGGTAAAGAGTAATAAGACAGGTAATTATGCTGTTCAAATGAGAGATCAGGATAATACCAGACATGTTTGTCATTTATATACAATCAGTTCAGCTGATACTTGGGAACAAAAGAAGGTAGTATTCCCCGCTGATACTACAGGTGCTTTCGGTGATGATAATGGAAATTCATTAACTATTAATTGGTATTTATCAGTAGGTACTAATAAAACAAGTGGTACTATGGATACAGCATGGGCTTCTGTTACTGATGCAAATATAGCGGCAGGACATAATGTAAACTTAGCTGATTCTACAAGTAACTATTTTAACATAACTGGTATTCAACTTGAAGCTGCTGATGCATGTACTGACTTTGAACATAGATCATTTCAAGATGAATTATGGAGATGTCAGAGATATTGTTTCATGGTTCAAGGTAATTCAGCAGGTGAACCTAGTGGTTTCTTAGGATATGTAACTAGTGATGGTAGTAATGGTAAATCTAGTTACGCAATACGGTTCAATCCTCCACTAAGGGCTGGTCCTGCATATAGTGACAGTGGAACTGGTATGAAAATGTATGCCTATACAAACTCAGGTAGCTCAGGCAGTGGAAGAACTATGCCTGTATATAACGCCAACCCTAGTGATAACTCTTGTACAAATGCAAGAGTAGAATTTGAAGTTACTGGACATGGTTCCCCAGGTACATGTGGACAGTTATACTTTATGGAAGCAGGTTGGATGAAATTCGATGCAGAACTATGACTATTAGATACAAAAAATTACCAAATCTTGACGATGGTACAGAGGCGATGACAGTTCGTCGCATTGAAACAGGAGAGCCTGATGTATGTGTCCCAATTCATCCTCCTAGCTGTCTTACAAATACATATTATGTTGAATACAAAGCCTGGTTAGACGCAGGTAACACACCGGAGGCAGCATAAATGGCATTAACACAAATAAAAACAAATGCAATAGCAGATGATGCTGTGACAGGAGCTAAGATAGCTGATGATACAGTAGCTGAAGCTAATATGGCTAATGATGCTATCAGTATAGCTGAAATTAAAGGTGATTCTGCTGGAGGTATACATACCTTTGACGCAAATGGTAATCCAATGATTTTATCTACTGGTAGTGATGGACAAGTATTAACAGCAACAGGATCTGGAACACCTCCACAATTTGAAGATTTACCTACAAGTGGAGCAACCTTATCTGGATCAACTAATGACACAGTTGTCACGGTTACAGGTGCTAACGCTATGCAAGGTGAATCCACTCTTAAATTTACTAGCAATTATCTTCACCTAAATCACGCTAACGGTGGTGTAAGTTGGGGTACAGGAACACCAGGCTCATTTGGTACTTCTCCTTCAATTGGAATAGCTGAACAGGCTGGATACCATTCAAGTGGTTCTGCAGTTGACGATTTAGTTATAGGTGCAAAGCATCAGAAAGCTGTCATTATTGGTACAACTTCTAATGCTTCTGGTGGACTAACTACTAGATTTTCAGTTGAAAATGATGGAGATGTACAGGTAAAAACTGGAAACCTAGTAATAGGAACATCTGGTAAAGGTATTGACTTTAGTGCAGATGCAAGTAACGCTGGAATGGATAATGAGCTCCTCGACGATTATGAAGAGGGTTATTTCACGTTTACTATGGACAGTGAAAACGGTGACGCTTGGACGTCAAGGGCTGGTTATACAAAGATGCGTTATGTAAAAATAGGTAATATGGTTACGTTTAGTGGTAAATATGAAACCAACTCTACTGGTGGTTCCCCGAGTGGAAGACTGCAAATAACGGGATTACCATTCGCTTCAATTGCTGCTACTGGTGATGCAAATAATACAAGGTCATTCCATGGATATATTAAAGGTATGTCCTCTGATGATAATATGATTATGCATCTATGGTGGATGGGTTCGAATAGCACAACCTTACTCGCTCACTCATTCTCTAATGATAACAATGGCGATATGCAATCATTCACTACTTCTCAATTAGCTACATCCACCGTCTGGGAAGGCGACGTAACTGGAACTTATTTTACATCTTGAACAATGGCATTAACAGAAACAATCGAATACGACAAAATAGAAGTTGTCGGTGAATTTAAACACATACAAGTAAAGAAAGTGCATGTCATCAAAAGGGATGGCAGCGATGTTGCACGAGAAAATGAAAGGTATAGTTTAAATTGCGGGAAAATAAATTCAAGTAATGAATTCATTGCTAATCCTTTAACAAAAGAACCAGATGGAGTTACAGATATACCTGATGAGGTAAAGAATATTGCTAATCTTGTTTGGACTCAATCAGTTAAAGATGCATGGAAGGCTAAACTTATAGCAGATAAGGGGTAATGTCCATCATCCTCCCACGCCCTAACTTACCTAAGGCTCTAGACATCCCTCAGATGTACCTGAGACAGCCTACAGCAGACGTTCCAGCCTTCCGCCCCATAGTGGTCCCTCCAGCCGATTTGGAGCGTCCTGAGGAGACTGAGGCTACGGAGGAAGAGAAGAAGACAGAACAACCAGAACAACCCACCCTTAAAATACCTGTTATCGATATACAGATGCCAGTACCGGAAACAGCGGTAGTGGTAACTGCAGTAACAACAGCTGTCATAGCTGTAACAACAACTACTGTTACTCAATCTTTATTCGAACCAATCAAGAAAAAGGTTCAGAAACAGCTACAAGCCAAAGTTAATAAATGGAAGGAAAACAGGAAGAAAAAAAA